TAGGTGTCGTTACTGATATTGCAGGCGATTATTATACCAACGTAATGAAAAGAGATGATGGAACCTTTGTAATTATGGATCCTTGGGCTGCATAAATCAAAGATCATTCTCTTTACGATTCTCGCTATGATATACGTCAAAACTGCCACCGGGGTAACGGCTTTCAAGTTTACGAACATTCTCAGCAATAACTTCTTGAGGGTCAAGATTCAAACTACGACAGCAGTTAATCCAATACCAAATCACATCGCCTAATTCACGTTGTAAATGTACGTATGTATGATCATCAAGTGGCTTACCTTGAAATAATATCTTTTTACAGATTTCCATAAACTCGCCGCTTTCGCTGCACAAGCCCATTGCGCCTGTAATAAACAATGGCACATTTACTTCTGGGCCGTGAATGTACTCGCCATTAGCACCATAGCCTTCCCAATTAGCATCTAGTCTGTCTAAACGAGTCATAAACTCTGTTAAGTCATTACTAGTCTCACTAGTTACGGCTCCAACAAATTCTTCATACTTTTGTAAATCAATATCTTTAATTGTATTATCCATTACTTCTCCTTAAAATGCTTTCAAGATAATCATATCCTCATTAAAGCGACCTTTAGGCGTAGTAGCCACTGCTTTAATGTCTTTAAAGAATTTACGTGCTGCTGGCTTGCTGCCCATGATTTCTTTAATTTGTTCTTCGGGTTTACGTAGTGTTTTAATTTCACTTTCTTTAGTATCAAACCCAATAATAGTGTTGCCCTTTACAGTAAATTCTTTACTATATGGATCAGCAACGTAGTGATGCATCTTGCGTCGGGCAGTGTCATAGACCCAAGCCTCAGTAGCCCCGATTAGTTTAACGGGACTTACACTCACTAACTTAAGTTTGCCCTCTGTATGTTCTTTACAATACTTTAACTTGCTTACACGCTTTTCAGGGCTTACAGGCTTTTTCTTGCGTGGGGTCTTGTTAGCTTTCTTAACACTTACATAACTGTTTAAATCGCTTAACTGTTGCTCAATATACTTAATGATATTTTTAATTTGGGTCTTGCCATACTTACTGTAGGCTTCATTAAGGTCTTTGTCTTTACCTTTTTGTAAAGTTTCAAACTCATCCAATTTATCTTGCCATGCTTTGACAAGTAAGGGAACGTGTTGTGGCAGAATGTTACGCTTAGAAAGTTCGTCCATTACTTTGCTATTAAATTCTTTTTTACAGCCGTCAAGTAAAAACTCATCAAAGAGTCCTTCAAGTTCGCCACCTGCTTCCAATGTACGATCACGCATGATCTCTTGTACATTTGGGCGATTGCTAGTAACTTCAACTTCAACTTCGGCTGACGTAGTACCAATTAGTCGTTGAATTTCATTTTCAAGTTGGTGTTTATGAATTTCATTTAATTCTAAACCGCGCATTGTCATACGAGCCATAAATCCAACCGTAGCAATAAATTGCCCGTCACTAACTTTGCGTAGTCGTTTGCTATCTTTCTGTCGATTGTTGTGTTCCAAATAATCAGCCAAAAATTCTTTAGCATCTTTGTGATCATAAAAGTAATTGTACCAATTAAAAAACTTACCCATAGCACTGTTATATTCTTCAACAGTAATAAGCGGTGTTTTAACTAAAGGTTCGGGCCCATAATACTTTGTAGCACTATCTTTGGGCTTCAACTCTCTAACTTCTTTACTAGTAACTTTACTCATAGATACTCCCATAACACAATGACATTATTATAACACTATCTATCTAATTTGTCAACATTTATAAGTGTTTGATTTTACACTAAATAGTATTACTATGCCACGCTTATCGCTATACCGCCCGCAGAAAACTAGAGATTATAACTTTTTTGATAAACTTATTTCGGAACAATTGACTGTGGGTGGGACAGACTTATACATTCACAAATATTTGGGTCCTAGCAATCAAGGTCCAAGTATTGATTATACACAACCTCAATACCCTGACAACAACCCAACAAACATTCAAGATTTGTTATTTTTAGAAAACCGTGATCGTAGTTACGATCCAAACGTTTATAGATTGCGTGGGCATTACAATGTACAAAATCTTGACTTTGATTTAAGTCAGTTTGGTTTATTCTTAAACAACGATATTATTTTTATCACAGTTCATTACAATGATATGATTGAATTGATTGGTAGAAAATTAATGGTAGGCGACGTTGTTGAGTTGCCTCATTTGTTAGACTATGATCCATTAGATGCTACTGGCATCCCAAAACCATTAAAACGTTTTATGCAAATTACTGATACCAACTTTGCTAGTGAAGGCTTTAGCCCTACATGGTATCCGCACTTATGGCGACTAAAATGTGAACCACTTGTTAATAGTGAAGAATTTACTCAGATACTCAGTGCGCCAATTAATGAAGATAACTATCTTGGCATTTATGACAATAGTAAAACTTATCCGCAAGGATATACAGTTACATTTGGTGATAAGAATTATATAAGCACACAACCTGTACCGGCTGGTATTACTCCGCCTAATAGTACATATTGGATGCTTGATCCTAATAAAAATCTTGCAGACATATTATCAACATACAATAAAAATATTGCCATCAATGATGCTGCTCTTGCTGAAGCACAACGTATTGTGCCAAATTCAGGTTATGAAAATAGTAACTTGTGGGTCATGCCGACATATGGCATTTACGAAAGCAATGATGTACTAAGCAATAAAGTAAGTCAACCTGCTCCACCAGTTGATGTATTAACATATTCAGGCACAGCAGGTAGTGATATTATCACTGGCTCTATAGAGTTTGTAAATAATCCTAATTATAAATTCAGCAGTGGTGTAATACGCTTAAGCAAGCAAATGCTTGACGATATTAAACAAAAAACAAGTATTGATAAATTTCGTCAAACACATTTACAAGTTATAGAACTTGCTCCTGAAAAGTTAAGTACAGGATCAGGATTTGTAAGTGGTAATAAACTTTTATCATTACAAACAATACCTACTACAATTACGGGACCATATGGTACAGCAGACAACACATATGCTACTGCCGACCAAGATCCAGATGCTCCAAACTTTACAGGCACAGAGCCTTATGGTCCAAACACTATGGATTATAGAGCAGATTGTGATCCAAGATTCCAATATATTGCTAGATATACACCACAACAATTTGGATATTTGGCAGGATATCTTACTGGTTCAGAAAATGCGCCTAACGGTTTACCTTTAGAAGCAGGAATCGCATTCCCTCAAAGTCCACAAGTAGGAGATTATTTCTTACGTATAGACTATAAGCCACAAGCACTGTTTCGTTGGGATGGAAAATTGTGGGTACGTATTAGCGATAATGTAAGAACACAAACTGGCTTTGCTAGCGATGCTACAAAAACACAGTTACAAAGCTTTATAAATAACAGTAACGTTACTGTATTGACAGATGGTACTACAACTACAGAGTCACAACCATTGTCTAGTATATTAACACAAAGTCCAACAACATTACCACCAATAGTAGATTAATATGGCAAACTTTTTTTATGATAATCAAATACGCAGATTTTTAATACAATTTGCTAAAATTTTTAGTAACTGGTATGTTACCAAAGGCAAAGATCCTAATGGTAATGATATACTTGTTCGTGTTCCTATTATGTATGGCGATCAAAGTCGTCAAGCAGCAACTGTAATTGCTAATAACAGTCCAAGTAATTTACCTAGCGCACCTATGATTACATATTATATTAGTGGGCTTGAGTATAATCAAAGATGGACAACAGATCCTACATTTATTGACAAATTGCAAGTTCGTCAACGTTATTATAATGAAGACAGTCAACAATATGAGAATACACAAGGGCAAGCTTTTAGTGTTGAAAGATTAATGCCAGTACCCTATACATTAAGAATTACTGTTGATTTTTGGACTACAAACTATAATCAAAAATTACAATTAATTGAACAGCTTGGCACATTGTTTAATCCAGCATTAGAAATTCAAAGCACTGATAACTTTATTGACTGGACTTCATTAAGCGCGGTATTCCAAGATGGATTAACATTTACAAGTAGAACTATTCCAATAGGCACCAATAATCCTATTGACGTAATGACATGGAAGTTTTACATGCCTATATGGTTAAGTACAGCAAGTAAACTTATGAAGATGGGCGTTATTGAAAAAATCATTGCTAGCATCTATCAGGGTAATGCTTTACAAGATATTCAAAATGATGATTTACTGTTAGGTACAAGACAGAAAATTACTCCATATGGGTACAATTTATTATTACAGGGAAATATGTTACAACTATGCCCTGCTGATCAAGATTTTTATCCTAATAACACTGATCTTTATAATGTACCAAGTCCTGATACAGATTTATATTGGACGGCGTTATTAAACGTTTATGGAACAATACGTCCTGGCATCAGTCAAATATGGCTAGAGAATCCATACATGGACACAGACATTGTAGGTACAATTGTTCCCAATCCATTAGACGATAGATTCTTGATTTTTAATATTGACCCTGACACATTGCCTCAAAATACATTAAATCCTATTACTGCTGTAATTAATCCGCAAGTAACAGGCCCAAATGCTGGATTACCAGGTCCAGTGCCAGGAGTAAGATATTTAATAGTTGAACCAATTGGTGCTGAAGGTAGTACTACAGTAGCATGGGGCAATTTAATTGCTAATGCTAATGATATAGTACAATATAACGGCTCTCAATGGTATGTTAGTTTTGATAGTCAAGCAGCTACATCAGTTCAATTTGTAACAAATTTAGCAACAAATATTCAATATCGTTATGCTGATGGTGTGTGGATGAAAAGTTATGAAGGTTGGTATAATCAAGGAAATTATAGCATCGTTATTTAATTCGTAAATAGTACAACACATGGAGAGTATTATGAGTATTGAAGAAGAAAAGGTTAGAACACAGATTTGGGTATTAAGATTGATGGCTATCGTTTTAGGTAGCGTATTAGTATCTACTGTATTAGTAATGTTAGTAGGTTTATTTGTACCTAACACTGTAGTTGATAATGCTGAAATTTTTAAGATTTTAGGTCCAGCATTTAGCATGGTTGTTGGCGCATTTGTAGGTTCATTCGCTACTATGATGGGAATGAAAACCGATACATTTAATCCTAATAGTAAACCAAATAAAACAATCATCGAAGAAAACATTAACGAGTAATAATGTTTAATGTAGCCGCCGGTATATTCTTTTACTGTAGAAATACAAATCGTTTTTTGTATTTGATGCGTAATGATAAAAATTATAACTGGAGTATACCAGGCGGTAAAATTGAAAAAGACGAAACATTACTAGATGGTCTTAAAAGAGAATGTTTTGAAGAAATGAAATTCTCTGATATAACAAAATTAATTCCAATACAAAAGTTTGTAAACAATACGTTTACATATCATACTTTCTTTTGTGCTGTTGAAAACGAATTTATACCCATTTTAAATGATGAACATTGTGGA